CACCTTGTGCTAGAGACCCGGCGAACGAGCCTAGACCAGCGCCTAGCGCGCCGTAACCCAAAGCTCCACCTAAATAACCTCCACCCATAGCAGCTAATAAAGGTAAAAATGCTTCAGGTTGTCCTGTATCTGGATTGGTAGTTAGTTTACCCGTAGGGGACATTTTAGCAAGCGCGTCAACCTCTATGGGGTTCATATGAACCAACATTGTGTCGCCATACCGGCCCTTTGAGGCCATATCCTTTCCGACTTCTTGTCTATTCATTCGCTTACCCTCATCATATAATATTTTTCCGGCTTTGTCGGACAACTCTCGACGCGCATCTTCCCCTCGTTTTAATATACTTCTAGCTCCATCACTTACCGCACGGTTATCCTTATCAGAAACGAGTTCGCCGTTATTCTCTCCGAAAGTAGTAGATTTAAAAAAACGGTCTTTCTCTTTGCGGGTGCCGTATCTATTAATTAAATATGCCAGTGTCTCTTCTCTAGATTTAGGTGAACCATATTTGTAATCTTGAGCGCGCATAGCGATTTCATTTCGGCGGCGACCGATTGGTAATTGACGAAATCCGATACGGTCTTGATCGAGATTAGCTAGTGCGCCTATTCCCGCATGTCCGTATTCATGAGCCATAGTTTGATTAACGTCTCTCGGAGTTTGACCATCTTGATTCGGTAAAGGAATCGCTACTGTTGGTTTTGTTAAATCAACGGGGCTGCCTTTCATATACCCTACTCTGCTAAGGTCTTTCTCTATATCTCCTCCTCGAAGATATAATCCATCAGCGTTGATTGGATACTTAAATAATGTAGTCATCTGATCGACGCCAACACGATCTAAACCCAAACCGACCAAAGGGTTGTTCTCTGAAGATCGCAAGATAGCTTGTGCTAACTCATCGTTGAGTTGACCTATTGCACTGGCTTTTTTAGTTGCGCTGTCTTCAGCCATTCTTAGAGTACCTTACGGTGTTGAAACTGTTACAGTTCCTATTGATGTTGTGCCGACAAAAGTGTCTGCGTATGCGTGTCCTGTCTGAACAATCTTTAATATACCACTATCTGTGAACACATCGCCAGTCCTTAAACCTGCTCCGTTCTCCTGTGTGCTAGAAAGGTTAATAGAGGTAAAGTTTCTTTGACGTGTTGAATTGAGTACATCGATAGCGTTTTCAAGCGCCGTAACGAGCTGATCGATATAGTGTGGCGTTATATCTCCCGCGCTTGATCGAGGTAATCTTGGTATGGTTACCTCTCTAAATGTAACCTTACTGCTCATCGACGGCCATCCTGTCTAACTTCAAGACGCGTTGTACCTTCCTGCCACCGTACCCCCGCTGTAGTGTTTTCTATACGGTATACAAAACTTCTACCTCGTGTGCGTATATGAACATGTTTGGTGTACTCTTCAATAGGTGAAGACGCTGATCTTGTAACAGCATTAGCGTCACCCGTGCGTGTACCTCCGCCGGGGAAGTCTTTCGGGGTCAACGTCACCGTTACACTTGGGTTAGTTGCAGATGAGCCTGTAAACTTCATATCAGGTAGAATACGTCTAGCAAACATAAATTGATAACCAGCGCCCGAATCTAATTCAAATGCGTCACTTTCAATATAAGAATTAATGGCCGTTACCGGGGTTGTAGAGCCATCATCAAGGCCAATTTCATGATTATAAAGTCTGTTGTCTATAGAGGCAGCGACTGGATACTGATTAAAAGTACGGTCAATCCAAGCGGTACGAACTAAAGTGCCGCCATACCATATCTGTTGAGCGTAGTTGTAAGTAACATAATGGCTTATCTCGTTCCCTGTTGTTGGATAAAACCACGAGACTTCACTTTCACCACGGTTAGATGCTGCGAAAACTTTTGAATTTTGATCCCTATTCAGGTTAAGAAATACATCATCTCGAAGTGAACAAGGAAGCACTTTAGTGGTGCCATCATATAGATAAAAGTTCTGTGACCCCATCCAATAGACAATCTCATCCATCTCCAGCATTGCATTTGGCCCCATGATGCTTGTGTTGGATGATAATAGTTTAGTACCAAAGAAGAATGGCGCGCCTATATATGATACGGCATGTAGCGCAGTGTTTGTCCAGACTAGAATGTCACGTTTAGTGGACAACCCTGTGATTATCTCTGAGCCAACACTTAGACGAAGAGACCCGGCAGCGTTAGTGGTGTCGGGGGTCCATTCTGTAAGACTCTCACTGTCAGAGTATCTTATTAAAAGAGTATCTTGTGTCCCAATGTCATCAACTGGATCACATGCAAGAGCCAACACTTGGCGGCTTTCAGACGAAACAATTACTTTTCTAGCTATTGTTGGCGTTCCAGACGCTCCTGAAAGACTGGCTAAACTAACAGCTCTTGTGGTAAGTCCGTTCGTGGCGTCCCACGTAAAAATTCCACCATTACGAACATTGGCAAGCAAATCTTCACCGTAGTTAGTTAACGACCAAATTCGTAACTGCCCTGATGCAGCAGACCCTCCAGTAGAAGCGGACCCATACCCTTCTGCTCCATAAGTATCAACACCCCAGCCTGTGCCGAAAACAACAGTGTTTAAGCCGACATTTATCTGATACGCCGCAACGACGCTTGCTCCGCCTTTTGAGCCGGACACACTGGCCGAAGCAGCGGTGGCTGTTATTACATATGTGTTGGCGTCAGTAACGCTGTCAATAATGTATTCAGCGTTAAGCACCGCAGCCGTCAAAGCAGAATCGCCAGTAGAGGCTGTTCCTGAAAAAGTTACAAAATCTCCTGCAACTGCGCCATGACCAGTGTCAGTGACAGTAACGGTAGTGGAACCAGATGAGATAGCAAAAGGGTTGTTGTTTATGGTACTTGAAGCTCGAATCGGAGTAACATCGTAGTAAGAAGTTCCTGTCTCAATATACAGTTTTTTCTCTGTTCCAATACCGAAGCGGTTCGTTCCGTCCAGCCCAGACCATGCATTTATTGCGCGGCACACACCTATAAAGGTATTCGAGGAATATTTTGCCCAACCGCCGATATTCTCAGGAAATCCCATACGAAAGCGCACTTTATCGCTATCATTCCACGTATTGTTTCCGTAGTCCGTACCTTCTTTATTAACGCCGGGCTTAAATTGAAGTTTAACTAAGGGCATTACGCTTTCCCTACTTTACCGTTGATCTTATGGTCTAACATTCTATCGTCACCTACAACGCGGCGCAATTCATGGTTACTAATCTTAGAAGAAGGAATGTATTGCCAAGTTCTACCAAACTCGCCGTTACGTTCAAAGATTGTTTCCCGCAGCCCGATATGGATAATAACTACTTTCTCGCCATCAAGAATGCACGTTTCCATCGGCTCGAAGCCCGGCGTAACTTTCCACTTATAAGCAGCTATTAAGTCAGACGCCCAATCTCGAATAGCTAAACCAGCAGTTACGGTTATTATAAACCCTACCCACGCAACCCAACCACTTGGTAATTCTATCTCAGGCATTACAAACCTTTTACTACAAGCCCAACAAGCAGCAACATAATAGCACTAGTTGTAGTCATGATGATAACTTCAAGACGTTTTAAACGCGCATTAACTGCACTAAACTGCAACTGGATATTTTTGCTGCGTTCTTCACATACACGCTCATGCGCTTGCAAACTAATATCTGTGTTCCATACAACTTCGTCATCCCTCTTCATTAGTCACAGTCCTTATATAATCTAAAACATAACCTAAACTGCGAGGAAAACTTTTCTCTACAGCTTTTTCTGCTTCTTCCATTGATGCTGCCTGAAACTCAAAATAGTTTATCTCTTCAAAAGCATCAGAAATACCAAGCTGATTGTTCCAATCATCACCGCCTCTGATGCAGTCTCGAACTTTTTTATTATATATACCTGCCTCATACAACATTAGCAATTACCTGATAAACAACGATTGATCCAAATTATGTACCCCGCACCTCCACATATACCAAGTACCAGAAGCAATTTGCCAAATTCCCCTATCCAATACAGAACCTTGTCATAAAACTCCTTGTCAGCCTTCCTTTTTGCCCTTAGTTCTTTCGCTGCTTTTACTTTGTTCTCCTCAACAACAACTATACGCCTGTCATGTTCAGCTTGAATTGCAGCCCATGTGCCAAACCCGTACTTGTCGTCCACATCAATAGACAGATTCCTCAGAAGTGTCTGGTTGTTCCGTTCAGTTACCACATCTGCGATCACAGATTTATAACTTGAATCCCCCGCAGCCGCAGCCTTCTTAGCCTTTTCAGCTTTCGTGGTCAGACTAAATATATTATCCAGCGCACTTGCTACATCTTTGAGGTCCGAAGACATCTCGATGAGCTTTTTAGCACCAGCTAAAGCAACTCCTATAGTAATGGGGTCCATACATGTACCTACTTCTTGCTCTGCAAGCTACGATCACCAAACCACCAAGTTACTGCGCTACTTGTCATAAACAAAATTGAATCTATAACGCCAGCTTTCATGGCAAAGTCGTTAGTCGTAAAATAGATTCCTCCGACAAGGATGAGGAGGAAGGCCGTGAGGACAGGGCGCACCAAACGCAGAACATCCACCACCCAACGATGGGGCTTGCCCACCGAATTGTCGTGCGAATAGGATGCTTCTCGTAAACTGGCTGCTGTCTCGGCATTAGCAATAGCTAATTCGTTTTCAGTTTCAGCCGTCTTCAGAGCAGCCTGTCTGTCTAGCAGCTTCAACTCTTGTTCGTACTCTAGGGCTTTGTCTTTCCTCTTCTGCCCCGCCTCGAAAATTCCTATACCTTTGCTTAACAAACTTCCAATCAAACCAGTTGCGCCACCAGTTAGAACAGATGAGATTACTCCAAACATATCTTACTCCTTCACCATTTACCCCACTCACGCCCTCTTCTTGTATCGACGTGGAGGAATGTGTTGTATTTACCAAATGATCCAAATCCTGCTTGCTTACACTGTGCGAGGAGGTCTTTTTTATTGTGTCCCCGTAAGGAGATGTCAAAAGCCACTCCAAGTTTATGAGCTGACTTTGGCGCTCCACCCACCTTCGCATTAAAGACCGGGCTGCGGAAAGCTGACGTGATATGAAACGACCTGTCTGCCAGAATACGCGCTCGCACCAGAACATCAAGTCCTTGAGGATTGACCAGCAAACTGTTAGTGCCGTTACAGGCAATTTCTTCAGGTTTGAAATATGGTCCCCATATCCAGTCATATTCTGCCTCCTCATAATGGTCGTACAACACGGTCTAATAATCCTATGTTTTCTTTTTCCAACTTATACGTTTCGGCCCCTTCTTCTTCTTAGCAGAAGAGTTACATTGAGCTTTTGTGGGCCTACATGCAGGATAGGCTCTACTAGAGGTAGTCGCGGACTTTCGCCCACAAGGTTTACCAGTCTTACAGTCTATCCATCCCTTACCGTTATTGCGGGAAAACCATTTATTTAAACTTTCTTTCTTACGCATTACTTTTTAATCTTTGGTTTAGTGTGGCCCCAACCTTTTTTCTTTAACGCTAAATGTTCAGCATTATTTTTGGCTAATTTACTTTGCCCCTTAAAGTACATCATGTGAGGTTTAGCTGATTTTTTAGTAGCCATTATTTTTTACCCTTTGATTTGTTTCCCCAATTCTTTGCACCAACTTTTCGACATTTTACTAAAGCACCAGACGCATAAGCGGAAGGCCACTTAGTATACCGTGATTTAACCTTGTGATAACAAGCATCTCTTCTAGCCTTAGATTTCTTAGCTATCATTTAACATTTCCACCGTTTTCTAGCCTGTCTAAGACGACTGTTAGGGTCTTTAGCTGCTTTAGGAAACTTCTTCATCTGCCCAGCAGACCTAGCACAGAAACTTTTCCTACGTTTGGCCGCAGCACTTCCTTTTTTAACTTTGCCTGTAACAGCAGTCTTCAGCTTACTACCCGGATTATCCCTGCGGTATTTAGCTACACCTTTCTTAGTCATACCCGCACCACTTTTGGTAGGGCGTTTCTGACCGCCGCCTATAGTGTGACCTTTCATTGACCCTTTAGTAGCCATTTAATTACTCCGGCTTTGGATTGTCCGACTTGACCTTGGCAACAGCCTTATACCAATCCCCAGACTTGTCACCTTTGTCATTGGTCATGTCGTGAAATAGCTGGTCTAGCTGATCGCCTATTAAAGCGTAGGCTTTAGCCCTTGCAGATTTGTAAGCCACAGCAGCGGCAGCGGCTACATCACTATCGTGTGTGGTCTTGTCGTAGGTCAGGGTTTTTTTATCTGCATCGACTACCCAATATTCAATTGAGCCATCAGGCTTGGCACAAACGAACCCACCATGTGCAGATACGTGAGCGTTAGCGTCTGCCTCTTCTGCGAAGTCTTGATACTTAGTAATTTTGTTGTTAGCGTTGCCAACAATTGCAATATAATTTTCCATGTTTTTCTCCTACTCATACATAATGTTAATAGACCCAGCATCGCCTGTGCCAGATACAAGGCTGACACTTACTTGAGTTAGTTCAGCGGAAAGGGATTTACTGCCTCCACCAAACATACCGCCTTGGGCTGACATTTGGAGAACATGGGACTGAACCCATTCATAACTGCCAGCGTCTTTAAGCGTAAGAACGCAATGACCATTAAGAATTTCACCGCCAGAACTCTCAGACATATTAATAATAAAATACGTTGTTGAAGCCGCCTGTCCACCACTAGCGTTCTGGGTATACATACCTAGACCAGAGTAGCCCGAAGTTTCTAATCCTCCGGCATCTCCTATCGTGACCCTCAATTTTGAAGTTGCGCTAGGAGAGAAATTTTCAAAACTAATTGTAATACGCTTAGTTCCAGAAGGAATACTACCAAATGTCCACGCTGATCCAGATGTAGTAGCTTGGTCTGTGTGAAGTGTAGCACCGGCGGATGGAACAAGATCAAGAACACCCTGCACTGTGTCCCGCTTAATTACATTCGATGCTCCACTGTCGGCAAAAGAGATAATGTCACCAGCAACGATTGTATGGTCTGTCAGAGTAGT